AATGTTTGCTATGGAAGCAATGAAAGCAATTATTTCTAACCAAAGTTTAATTGATAGCATTAATGATAAGTCAATTGAATATATAAAAGAAAGCTCTTATAAAATTGCTGATTCAATGGTTGAGGATGATTACGAATGAAAACACTTAAATCACTTATTCAACAATACGGCTCATGCAATGCTGCTAGCAATGACTTACAGGTGCATTGGCATCAGCTATCAAAATTGGTTCAAAAAGCCGTTCTATACAACGAAAATGGCGAGATTTACATACCATCAAAAACAAAACTTAATTTAAACGGAGATAAAAAATGAAAACATTAATACTAACAGCGGTTTTAGCACTAACATCAACAAACACTTTAGCAATGAGTGCTTACGAGTATTGCAGTAAGTTTAGCAAACTTGGTGGAGATGCTGTGGAAATACGCTCACAAGGTTACACTAAAGATGAGGTTTTATCTGAGCTTAGAAAAACGGGCGTACTAACAACTGAAAATAGACAGCTTATTGAATTGGCGTACTCAATACCAATGACAAGCGACCTGCAAGGTGACATTGCAAACGTTAAGCGCGTAGTATTTTCAATCTGTATGGATTCGATGGAGTAGGTTATGAGTGATTGGAAAGATAAAAGTGATTTTGATATCAACAAGGCTGTAGCCGAGCTAAGAGGGTTTAAGCTTTGTGAGGGTCAACATTATAAGCCTGGCGTGTCTTATTGGTTATCATCTTGTCAGGTTTTTAACCCATGCAACAATCCATCTGATGCTTGGCCTATTATAATGGAAAATAAAATAAGTGTAATTTTTGAACTTGATGAATGTTATGTCAATCAAGGTTTGAAGGATTTTTATCCGTGGATTGATATAGAAATTAAAGTTGCTGAAAAAGAAAATCCACTACGCGCAGCTATGATTGTTTATTTGGAGATGAACAATGCCTAGATACAGTGTGAAAGTGGATGGTAAAGAAGTGATATTTAAAGCTGTGAGCCAACGTGAGGCACTTTCGAAGGCTTACTTGATAAGTCCGTTCTATTCAGATTTAAAGCGCTTAGAATCGCGATGGTGGCTTTTGGTTTATCCTGTTTTGTTTTTGTTAGGTTGGTATGGAGTAAGTTTGTTATGAGTGAAACATTAGAAGAGTTAAAAGCGATTGATGCCGATGCGCCAGATGGTGCGGTTTCTATATTTAAAAATACATATATAGATGGTAATGGTAGATTTTACAGTGATGGAGCTTGGTTTGGTGTGAATGGCTGCATTGAAATTAAGCAACCAACTCGCTCACTATCAGACATAAAGCGCATTATTGAGTTAATGGAGTTATTAGAAGATATTTCAGCACTTGGGTTTTTAGAAGAAACCAATGATAGCGGTAAGAGCCATCGTGATGTTTGTGAAAAGGCTAAATTAATATTAGGTGATTTATGAAACCACAATACAAAGACCACTTAACAGAGTGGCGTCCTGATTATCCACCGGTGTGGAATGATATATATTTTGATATCAAAGGTAATTTTGATTCATTTGACAGACTTGAGCCTAGTAAATCACTACCAGATCTTAGGTCGTTAAATATGCATGCATTCACAACATCTGTAAAAGCAATTATTAAGGCAATGAAACCATGAAACAATGCAGAACACGAAGTAACGCATTCACAATAGCTAGAAACGCAATAAGCAAAGCAATACCAAGCCCACATTAAAACATGGGCTTTTTTATTTTTAGTTTTGTGGTAGTATTACATTTAAGTTTTATTAATTATTTTTAGGTGGTTTTATGGCTGGTGGAAGGCCTAGTAAGTACAATGAGCAAGTGCTAGAGACCGCAGAAGATTATATTGTTAATTTCTCTGACTACGGTGATGCAATACCTTCCGTTGTTGGTCTGGCTGTAGCGCTAGAGACGCACAGGGACACTATTTATGCTTGGGCAAAGGAGGAAGGTAAAGATGAATTTTCCGACATTGTCAAGAGATTAGCTACAAATCAAGAGCGTAAATTGCTTAATGGTGGCCTAGATAATAGCTTCAACCCTACCATTGCAAAACTGTTGCTTGGCAAGCATGGTTACAGCGATAAGCAAGAGACTGATATTACAAGTGGTGGCGAGAAACTACAGCACCCAGGTTACACTATCGTAAATGAATAAACCCGTTGAGATATTTCCAGCCTTTAAAGAGTACCTGCAACCGGCTAGGTTTAAGGTTGCTTATGGTGGCAGGGGTAGCGGCAAGACTAGAACATTCATAACGCTGCTAGTTGATAACGTGCTTTACTACGGTTGGCGCGTTGTTGCTTTCAGGGAGATTATGAAGTCACTTGATGACTCAGTTTATCAGGAGATAGTCGAGGAAATATCTCGCAGGTGTTTAGATGATCATTTTAATATCCTGCGCTCAGAAATACAATGCCCTACGTCTGGTGGAATATTTAAGTTTGATGGGTTATTCCGTAACCAACAAAAGATTAAGGGCTACTCAAGCTTTGATTGTGCATTTGTGGAAGAGGCTGCAAACGTAACCTTTGATAGTTGGAAGATGTTAATTCCAACACTTCGTAAAACAGGTAGTGAGATTTGGGTTTGTTTTAATCCAGAATCACCACTTGATGAGACATATAAGCGATTTGTTACTGAGCGCCAATACCCAGACCAAAAGAATGACAAACCATACTGCATAGTAAAGAAAATAAACTACACTGATAACCCTCGCTTTCCTCAAGAATTAATGGACGACATGGAATTAATGAAGGAGCATGACCCTGATTTATTCCAGCACGTTTATTTAGGTGAGCCAGTGGCAAATAGCGACCTAGCAATTATCCCACCTAAATGGTTTGCAGCTACTATCGACTTGCATAAGCAATTAGGTATTGAGCCTAGCGGTGGTGTGCGTATGGGCTTTGACGTAGCGGATGAGGGTGCTGACTTTAACGCAAGCGCAATTACACATGGTTTTGTTGTTACATTCCTGAAAGAGTGGAAAGACAACGACCCTAACAGCGCAGCCAATCAAGCGCTAAACGATTTGATAGAGCATAACGGTGAAGAGTTAGTATATGACTCATTAGGTGTTGGCGCTGGTGCAAAAGGTGAATTAAGGCAGCGTATAGCAGAGCTTGAAAGCAAATCTAAAATACCACCTAAGATAACAGCCTTCGTTGCCAATGCTGCGGTTAACAATCCAAGCGAGCCATACGACCAAGGTTATATTGCCGAATCAGTTAATCACACTGATGGTAACGCGCGAACTAATAAAGATATGTTCACCAACTTAAAGGCACAGGCATATTGGGAATTGCGCGACCGCTGCTACAACTCATGGAAAGCACTAAACGGTAAACCATACGACCATGACAAGCTAATCAGCTTTGATAGTGAATCAATACCAGAAAAAACACTTAGCAAATTAAAAGGTGAGGCAAGCCAGCCAAGAAGGGAGTATTTAAACGGCAAGCTTAGAGTTGAACCAAAAGACAAAATGAAGAAAAGGGGCGTTGCATCCCCAAATATTCTTGAAGCTGTGGTAATGGCCTTTTGCCCTGATGACGGCTCAGACTGGATGAGTGATTTTATTGGTTAAAATCCTGACTCGCTTAGCGTTTGTGATTTAATATTTAACATTAAATACTTTGTATCTCTAACAACATCAATAAGAGACATACCGGTTAAAAGCCAGAACTTAAAATGATATATACGGCGTTTATAATTAAACCTATAAACGCTGTTATCAGAAAACACTACATGGATAATATCCTCATTGCTAGAGTCTCCGCTTACTATTATATTTACAGGTTTTTTCATAATTAATCCTTAGCCGCTATTGCGGCTTTTTGGTGATGTTGTATTTAGTCATTAAGGCGTCGGCAAAAACCACCAGCGGTTGCTTCTCATAAGCTCCGTGATAAACATCATCATGTATCGTTTGCACTATATCATCCCGCAACTCTTCCTCTGGCGTTTTTGGTTTTTTAAATTTACAACCGCTTAGGTGTAAGTGTTGCTCCCCATAGTGTTGAGATATTATTGCGTATTCTTTTGTTAAGGCTAAAAGCTCACCCCTAAGCTCGTTGTGCTGATTAAAAATAATAACCTCATCACCAATCTGCGGCCATTCACACTTTGAATCTTCACAGCCTAAAATAAGATTGTCACCGTTGTTTTTCATAATCTGCTTCATTTCAAATTCTTCCTCTGATGTTGCTGTTTGTATTTGTTTTGGTGGTAGTGGGATAGTGATTAGTTTTTCACCGTCATTACTTGCAGTGTTTTTATCTATGTAAAAATCCAAAAGACCGCATTTGCAGTTGAACCACATAACACCACCTTCGTAGTCATCTAAAAAATCAATGCCATTAACCTTGCACAACCCAACAATAAACTCAGCATGCTCTTTATTTGCAACCTTGCCGTAAGTGTTGGCTAGGTATTCTTGGGTGATGTTTTTGAAGCTACTATTATTCCAGCCACGTTCAGGTACGCCAGTAATTTCTATGGTTGGATGCTCAATAGCTATGCCGTATCCGTTTTCTATTAGAAGCACTTTGCAGTCATCGTCTATTCCGCCAATAAATGGGTATTTCATTTCTATCTCCAATAATTAATTTCACACTAACAATAACTATAAAAATAAAACTTGTAAAGTGTTTTGTTTAATATTATATTTAGTCACAGATAATTAAATGGAGATGAATAATGAAGCTTTCAGATTTAATAGCGTTAATTGGTGACGACAATATTAATGTTCAAAACGTTGAGCAATCAGCAGTGAAAATGAAGACGAATAAAAAGCATGGTGATTTAGAGATAACATTTGCTTCAGCTTACGACATAATGAACGGGGCTAACAAGGTTGGGTTAGTTGTTTGGTTTGATAAAGATGATTTTGATGAGGCGTTAAAATGCAAACAATAAAAGCAAAAGAAGCGGCACAGGCTGCAATAAATATTAATCGCGTTGATTGGATTCACGGCGCGGCTGAGCTGGTTTTAAATAACCAAGTGAAATATGACCGCAGCACTTGGAAAAGCAAAGAGGCTTTTATCTCGCTTGATAATGTTATGGAGGATGTAATGAGCATGGATAGCATGAAAGATGAATTAATATCTTGGTTAAGTGGCGCTGAGTGCTGCGACAGTCGCGACAATGTTAGAGCTATTGTTGAAAATGAAATATGCGGCTTACTTTCTGCAATGGCTGATGATTTTGAAATAGGAGTTGAGTGATATGAATATTAAAGACGAAGATTTAATAAAATCTATGTGTGAAAATGAAAAGGCAAAATTCGAAGTTTGGCTTGATGAGTTAAATAAGGTGCATAGCGAGACAGGTCACTATGGTAAAGGGTTGCTGGAAAATTTAACTGGTATTTACTGTTGGTTTGATTATTTTGTTGATGTATATACCGCAAGAGAAGCAATTAACGAAGATTTATCTGCTGTAAATTAGGGGTTGAGTTATGAATAATATTGAATGGAAAAATGGTGCTGTTTGTTATGCAGGTGGATGTCAGTGGTTTGACTATCAAGGTGATACGCTAATTGATAATATAAAAACAATTGATGGTGCGTACACTTCGCTGCATTGCAATGTAATTAAAGAGCAAGACTTCCAACTAAACGAGCCACGCATTGGTGACTACATACCTAAATCAGAGCTAGACACCGAGCGGAAGTATAATGATGCTGTAGAGGCGTTTGGGTTGTCTGGGTTTGATGAGTGGGCTGGCAGTAGTGGGTTTGGCGGGCTTGAATCATATCTTTACATTGACAATGATGGTGAAGTAATAAATGGGGGTGTGCACAAAAAAAGACCATTAACCTACAGCCAACTAATGGCAATAGGCAAACTTAAGCGCTTAATGAATGAGCGCAATAATTTAAAGCGGCGGGGTGAATATAGCAGATGCGTACAAGTTGATTTAGGTGAAGTAAAAACAACAGAGCCTTGCGGTGATGGATTTAGTGTGGGCTATGAGTGTAACTATTCGGAAAAGCCTAATAGTTGCGACAAACTTAAACTTGCAACTCAATACCTAAACGAGTGCATTGAAGTGCAAAAGCAGAGAGGTGAGCAGTATGATTCAGCCGGTACAGGTGAGCGCTCATTTGCTGCTGCTGCAAAAGCCTACAACTCACTAACAGGGCAAAACCTTAAAGGCTCTGACGTTTGCCTACTACTAACCTGCGTTAAGGCTGTGCGCCAATATAGCAACCCTAACAGGCTGCATGAGGATAGCTTACTAGATGGTGTTAGCTACTTATCTTTATGGGCTGAGGAATTAAATAAGGAGTTAAAATGAAATCAAATATACAAGTTAATATTAAATATTGGGCTGTGCATGGCGGTAGCGATAGTTACTTTGCAGCTAAAAGCCTAGATGATGCAAAAGAGCTTGTTTCTATGTTTAATGAAATAGCTAAAGAATATGGAAACCCAGAATCTTCACGGGTTGAAATTGTTCATAATGATGACCTGAAAAATTACTTTGAAGAATTATCTAAAAGACTTGAAGTTGGTGATGCTGAATACTTAAACCCATAGGTGATTTATGAAACGAATGATAACAAAGCAAATGCGCGATAGTTTTAATTATCAAACACTAAACAAAGACACAAAACAACGAATTTTAATTTTACTGAGGACGGCTAAATGATTGCTTTATATATTTACATCGGGTTTAGTTATTTATTTGCCGCTATTGCCGCGGATAACACTAAGCACATTCCTT